TGATGCAGAACGTAAAATATCTCCTATTACTAAGATAAGAAAAAATGTAGTATCTGATGATATAAGTGGAAGAAAGTTTCACTATGCTGGTGTTCCATATAACATGGAATTTCAGCTTTATATTATGACAAAATACCAAGAAGATGCGGTAAAAATAATGGAACAGATTTTACCTTTCTTTAATCCAGATTACACCAGAACTGCTCGAATTATTACCGGATTAGAACCAATAGACATTCCTTTAATATTAAACGGAGTGACTACAGAGGACATCTATGAGGGTTCTTTTGAAGAGAGACGTTCTATATTATATACTTTAAGCTTTACAATGAAAGGTTGGTTCTTTGGACCAGAAAAAGAGAAAGGAATTATCAAGTTTATCGATACTCGTTATCATACTGATGTTACTTCAAATACAACTCCTGAGGAGTTCCAAACAATTCAACCTGGAATGACTGCTAATAACGAACCAACAACAGACCCTGAATTGACTGTTGATTATAGTTTAATTGATTTTGATGACGACTGGGATTATATCAAACAAATATCCGATACTGAACCCAGCTAAATTTTAGGAATACAATATTATGAAAATTGGATTTACATGTAGTACATTTGACCTGCTTCATGCTGGCCATGTACAAATGTTAAGAGATGCAAAATCTCAGTGTGATTATTTAATGGTAGGATTACAGATTGACCCATCAATAGACAGACCAAAAGAAAAGAACCCACCTATACAATCAGTAGTTGAAAGATATACTCAACTCAAAGCTGTAAGATATGTTGATGAAATTATTCCTTATAAAACAGAACAAGACTTGATAGATATATTAGAGCTATATACAATTCACGTTCGTATTTTAGGTGAAGAGTATAGAGATAAAGAATTTACAGGAAAGGATATTTGTCGTAAAAGAGATATAGAATTGTTCTTTAATAAACGTGACCACAGGTTCAGTACATCTGGTTTACGAAAAGCTTGTGCTTGGGTAAATAATGATGGTGATTGGAAAATGACTAAGGAAGGATAATGGCGAAGAAAGATAAAATAGCAGAAACACTTGATATAAGACCTATTGAAGAGGCACAAGAGGAGTTGCCTGCAAATTCTTTTTCAACTAATGATGATGTAGAGAGCTTACCAGTTGTAAGACAAGAAAATCTACCCGCAGTTGCTGAACAACAAGCTGAAGAGAATTTAAAAGACATAGAATTAGCGAAAGCAAATATTGAGAATATTATTAATCTCGGTGATGATGCAGTAAAAGAAATGGTTGAGATTGCAAAACAATCAGAATCACCAAGAGCATTTGAAGTTGTTTCGACTTTAATGAAAACACTATTAGATGCTAACAAAGATTATGTTGATATGTCAACTAAAAAGAGATATGCGAAAGAAGAACAAACAACGCAAACTCAAGTGACTAATAATAATCTTATCGTATCAACTGCAGACTTATTGAAAATGATTAAAGACGGAAACGAATAATGCCAGTTGGGTACTTAGGTAACACTTACCTCAAGAGAGCGAATGAGGTACACGAGTTTACACCTGAACAAATTAAGGAGTATATGAAGTGTGCAGAAGACCCAATATATTTCGCAGAAAATTATATTAAAATCGTACATGTTGACAAGGGGTTTGTTCCCTTTGAAATGTATGATTATCAAAAAGACATTACACAAAAGATTACAAACAATAGACGTGTTGCAGTTTTAACCGCTCGTCAAAGTGGTAAGACAACAACTGCAACCGCAGTTATATTACATTATATTCTATTTAATGAATTTAAGACCGTTGCGATATTAGCGAACAAGGGTGATGCTGCTCGAGAAGTTCTTTCAAGAGTTCAACTTGCTTATGAAGCATTACCTAAATGGATGCAACAAGGTATCGAAGAATGGAATAAAGGTAATATTACACTAGAGAATGGTTGTAAAATATATGCAGGTACAACGACATCTTCGGCAATTAGGGGTAAATCAATATCGTTCCTATATCTCGATGAGGTTGCGTTTATTGAAGGATTCGATGAGTTCTTCGCTTCTGTATATCCTACAATCTCTGCTGGTGAAACTACAAAGTTATTAATGACTTCAACACCAAATGGATTAAACCATTTTTGGAAAACATGTAAAGGTGCTAGAGAAGGTACTAATGGTTATGAATTCGTTGAAGTTATGTGGAATGATGTTCCAGGGCGTGATGAAAAGTGGAAAAACGAAACACTTGAAGCTTTGGATTTTGACGAAGAAAAGTTTAGACAAGAATACTGTTGTCAATTCTTAGGAAGTTCTGGTACTCTTGTTGATGGTTCCAAACTTAAAGAATTAGCATACAGTCGTCCTATTGCAGAAAACCAAGGGTTAACTCAATATGAAGCTGTTCAAGAAGGTCACGCTTATGTGATGACTGTTGACGTTTCAAGAGGAAAAGGACTAGATTATAGTACTTTTAATGTAATCGACGTAACACAAATGCCTTATAAACAGGTTTGTGTCTATCGAGATAACATGGTTGCTCCTGTCGATTTTGCATCTATTATATATAGAATAGGACTAATGTACAATGAGAGTTCTGTCCTAATCGAAATCAATGATATTGGTGAACAGGTTTCGGACGTACTCTTAATGGACTATGGTTATGAAAATCTTCTTTATACAGAAAATGCGGGACGTTCCGGAAAAAGGATTTCAGCAGGTTTTGGAAAAAGAGTAGATAATGGAATACGTACAACTAAGAGTGTAAAATCAATTGGTTGTACAATATTAAAAATGTTGATTGAACAGAATCAACTTATAGTACAAGACTATAATACAATACAAGAGTTATCACGTTTTAGTAAAAAGGGTTCTTCTTATGAAGCAGAATCTGGTTCCCACGATGATTTGGTTATGAACCTGGTCATATTTTCGTGGTTATCAGACCAAACTTTCTTTAAAGACCTCACTGACATAAATACGTTATTAAAGCTTCGACAAAAAACTGAAGAACAAATTGAAGAAGAATTATTACCGTTTGGATTTATAGATGATGGAAGTGAACTGCCAGATTCAGACGGATTCGAAGCTGTACGAAACGCATGGGAGATATAAACCTATGCTTTTTATAAATAAAACAGTGATAACTATAATTAAGACTAGGTTTTTAAATAGATAATATTAAAGGAGAATAATATGGCTTTTTCCGTAAGTCCTTCCGTAATAGTTCGCGAAGTGGACGCAAGTGCAGCGGTACCAGCCATCGCAACACCACCTGCCGCTATCGCAGGTGTTTTTAGATGGGGTCCTGTAGGCGAGGCAGTTCTAGTTTCTTCTGAGAATGATTTAGTAAATAGATTTGGTACACCAACCAATAATAATTACGAAACATTCTTTGTAGCAGCAGACTATCTTTCTTATGCAAATGCTCTTTACGTGGCTAGAGTAGATAACGGTGCAGTTAAAGCATCTGCATCAGATACATCAAGTGCAAATACACAACTACATACTTTCGGTGCGTTCGACGCTTTATATCCTGGAGAGTTAGGAAACTCTATTGACGTTGCTTACGTTAAGGGTTCAAGCTTCTCAAACGATGTACTAAGTGTTGGTGATATTACTGCTTCTCAATTAACTGGTAACACTCAAATTCAACAAACACTAAACTTTAATGATAGTGATGTTGATTTCGAAGTAGCACCTGCTAATAGAATCACATCAGGATTAATTGATGCTGGTGATATTCTTGTAATCGGAAACGATTCAGTAGGATACCAAGAGTTAGAAGTAAGTTCAATCACAGAAACAGCGAGAGACACATTAGGAGATGAAACTGCAAATACTTCATTAATCGTAGCATACGATTATAATATTGTATTCGGTTCATCTTGGAGATTAGCAGAATCTGACTTGAACAAACTTTCTATTGTAAGAAAGTGGAAATACTCAAGCTGGTTTGGTAAAGCACCTCAAACTGCTAACTATCACATCGCAGTAATCGACAATGATGGTACTATTTCTGGTGAAGCTGGAACAGCACTGGAACTTTATACCGATGTTTCAACTACGTCAACCGCTAAACTATCAGACGGAACAACAAATTACTACGTAGATGTAATCGACAATGGCTCTTCATGGGTTGCAGTCGCAAATACATCGCATTTCGAATCAGGCGCACAAGACAGTTCTTATGAAACTCTTGCAAATGGTACCGATGGTACATCAGAAACTGCAACAGCATTAGGACCTATCGCGGGTGGTTACGATTTATTCAAGAATGCAAACGAGATTGACGTCTCATTTGTTCTACAAGGTAAGGGTGACCAAGCCGGAACAGTTGCTAACTACATCATTTCTAACATCACAGATTACAGAAAAGATGCAGTCGCATTCTTATCACCTTCTAAGGCTGATGTCGTAGACGAAAACAAAACAAACGCAAAACTTAACAACGTCATTGCATATCGTAATAAGTTACAAAACTCTTCATACTGGTTTATGGATAGTGGATACAAATACAGATATGACAAGTACAATGATACCTACCGTTATGTTCCACTAAATGGTGACACTGCAGGTCTAGCTTCAAGAGTTGAACCTTTCGAATCACCAGCTGGTTTCCGTAAGGGTGTAATTAAGAATGTTGTAAAACTTGCTTTCAACCCTAACAAAACACAAAGAGACCAATTATACTCTTCAGATGTTAACCCTGTAATGAGTCAAGTAGGACAAGGAATTGTACTATTCGGTGATAAGACAGGTCTTGGTTTACCAAGTGCATTTGACAGAATCAATGTAAGAAGACTCTTTATTGCGGTTGAGAAAGCAATTGCTAATGCAGCACAATCTTTCTTATTCGAACTTAACGATGAATTCTCACAGACTCAGTTCAAAAATATCGTTGAACCTTTCTTAAGAGAAATTCAAGGTAGACGTGGTATTATCGACTTTAGAGTAATTTCTGATACAACAGTAAATACTCCTGAAATCGTTGATGCTGGTAAGTTTAGAGCAAATATCTTTATTAAACCTGCTAGAAGCATTAATGTTATTGAATTAACATTTGTTGCAACAAGAAGTGGTGTTGAATTTGAAGAAATTGTTGGCTCAATTGGTTAATAAATAATTAGTAAAATAGGAGAACTAACAAATGGCATTTAATATTAATGAGTTCAAATCCCAGCTAGTTGGTGGTGGTGCTCGACCTACGTTATTCCAATGTCAAATCTTAAACCCTGTTGCTCCTGAAGCCGACTTTAAAGTTCCTTTCATGGTAAGAGCTGCGGGTATACCCGGCTCTTCCTTAGGTTCTTTCACAGCACCATACTTTGGTCGTCAGGTCAAGTATGCAGGTGATAGGGTATTTGAAGATTGGACAGTGACTGTTATTAACGATGAAGATTTCATTGTTAGAAACGGTTTGGAAGCATGGTCAAATGCTATCAATACACATGATGGTAATTTACGCTCACTTCCATCTGATTACAAATCAAATGGTTTAATTACACAATATAGTAAAGACGGAGACGCAATTAGAACTTATGTGTTCGAAGGTATGTACCCAGTGACTATTGACCAAATCCAAATGGATTGGGGTACAACCGATACAATTGAAGAATTCTCAGTGACCTTCCAATATGACTTCTGGAGAGTCGAAGGTTCAACTGGAATTCCAACTACATAATAATAGGAATTTAAATAATGAAGATTTTTGGCTTCGAAATTAAGAGGCCTGAAGATGAGATAAAGAATGCTCCTATCTCATTTACAGAACCTCAAAATGATGATGGTGCGATTACCGTATCAGGTAACTCGCTAGGGGGCTTTTATAGTACTCTATTAGATATGGAAGGTTCAGCTAAGTCTGAATCCGAACTTATCACAAAGTATAGGAACATGGCCCTTCAGCCTGAGATTGCTCAGGCAGTTGATGATATAGTGAATGAAGCTATCTCGATTGAAATGGACGAAAGTGTCGTTAGCATAAGTTTAGGTGAAACTGATTTACCTGATAAAGTTAAAGACAAGATTGTAGAAGAATTTGATAACGTCGTATCTATGTTTGATATGTCAAACCAAGGATACGATATGTTCTATAAGTTTTATATCGACGGTCGATTGAATTATCATATTATAATCGACCCCGATAACCTTAAAAGAGGTATTATAGAACTACGTTATTGTGACCCTCGAAAACTAAAACTAATTCGAGAGTTGGACAAGAAAAGTAAAGACAAGCACTCAGGTGCTCCAGTCAAAAAGATTAAGAATGAATACTATATGTATTCTGAAAATGGATTTGGAGCTACTAGTGCAAGCGGTTCAACTGTTGGTTTTAAAATTGCGAAGGACTCTATTGCTAGAGTAACTTCAGGATTGATGAATGAGAATAATAGTTTAGTATTATCTCACTTACATCCAGCAATTAAACCTTTAAATCAGTTGAGAATGCTAGAGGATGCTACAGTCATTTATACATTGACTAGAGCTCCTGAAAGAAGAATTTTTTATATTGATGTAGGTAATTTACCTAAGAATAAGGCGGAACAATATCTTAGAGATATGATGACTCGCCATAAGAATAAACTTCAATATAATTCGTCAACAGGTGAGATTACAGATTCTCGTAAAATGTTGACAATGACTGAGGACTTTTGGTTCCCACGTCGTGGCGGTGAGCGTACCACAGAGGTTGATACATTAGCAGGTGGTAGTGCTCAAGGTTTAAGCAACGACGAAAACATGACGTATTTTCAACGTAAATTATATAAATCGTTGAAAGTACCTTTAACGCGTTTAGAGCCTGAAACAATGGCGAACTTTGGTAGAGTTTCAGAAATTACCAGAGACGAGTTAAAGTTTGGAAAGTTTATTAAACGTATTAGGTCACGTTTTTCTTGGATATTTAATATCGTATTAGAAAAACAACTAGTATTAAAGGGTATTCTTACTCCTGAAGAGTTTCAACAAATTCGAAACGATATTCGATATGAATTTGCAAAAGACAACTATTATGATGAGTTAAAACATGCAGAGATTCTTAAGGAAAGATTAGGAACCTTAAGAGATATTGAAGATTCGATTGGAAAATATTACTCGAAAGAATGGGTAATTAGAAACGTTCTTCAGATGAGTGAAGAGGAATTTAATGAAATGAATGACCAAATGGTCGCTGAAAAAGAAGCAGAACCTTCTGAAGACGGTGACGATATGGATTCAAATCCTTTTTAATATAAATAAAATTAATATAGCAAAATAAATAGGGACTTAACAATGAAAAACTTTAAAGATGTTCTCTCAGAAATCGCCCAACCAAAAAGTGGCGATGAGAAAAAGTTTAAAGACTTACATAAAATAGAATTAATCAAGCACCCAGTAGCACCTGATAATCAGTTTACTGGAGAGATTGATGGTGTGGAAAGGAAGGCAAGACCTGCTGACCAAGATGGCGATAAGAATTACGACCCACATCTCGATAAGAAAGATAAGCCATTTAAATTACCAAGAGATACAGGTGGTGGTGCATTAAGAAAAGAGAATACTGAAGTTTCTTTTAAAGATTTAATGAACAAAATCACATCAGAGG